GGGTGGGGGGGGGCCCACCCAGTACCTATGAACGTGGGTGGGACCGCCAGGGGGGTGAGTTCGTTTCCATAAACCGTACCCTAAACGCCTAGAGTGACCCAATGGGAGCCAGAGGCCGGAAGTCAGCAGCGGAATTGACCTTGGTACGGCGGGCCGAGGAGGTTCTGGTCGTCAGGAGGCCGGAGCCGCCGGATTTCCTGTCGGACGAGGCGCAGGCAGAGTGGATTGCGGTGGTTGGCAGCGTACCGGCCGATCATTTCTCCCGTGCGGTGCAGCCGATCCTTGAGGCGTACTGCCGACATGCGGTGGCGACCAGGAGGATCGACGGGATGCTTCAAGCTCTGGACACCGACGAGGGTGCCACCAGGGTGGACTACGACAGATTGCTGGTGATGCACGAGCGTGAGGCGCGTGCATTGACGGCATTGGCGGTGAGATTAGGAATAGCGAGTGCCACGCATCTCAAAACGAAGCCAGTCAGCGGGGCCCGCAAGCCCTGGGAAAAGCCGTTCTAAGTGGAACATTGACTGGATCGAGGCTGAGTTACGCATTCCAGACGGGCCGTTCATTGGTCAGCCGTTCATTCTGCGCCCGTGGCAGAAGGACATTCTGAGGGGCATTTACGACACCCAGACGCGGCGGGCGATCATTTCATTCGGAAGGAAAAACGGAAAGACTTCGTTGGCGGCGTGCCTTTTGCTGCTGCATCTTTGCGGCTATGAGGCTCGGCAGAACTCGGAGTTGTATTCGTCGGCCTTGAGCCGGGATCAGGCGGCAATCCTATTTCGGCTGGCAGCGAAGATGGTCAGGCTCTCACCCTCCTTGAGAGACATGGTCGTCGTTCGCGACACGGTGAAGCAACTCTACTGTCCGGGGCGCGGAACGCTCTACACGGCGTTGAGCGCCGACGCTTCAACGAACTTCGGGCTATCTCCAGTCTTCATCTGTCACGACGAACTCGGACAGGTTAGAGGGCCTCGGCACACGTTGTATGAGGCATTGGAGACGGCGACCGGAGCGCAGGAGGATCCGCTGTCGATCGTGATCAGTACCCAGTCACCGAACGACGCGGACCTCCTGTCGGTCTTGATCGACGATGCGGACGCCGACAACGATCCTCGCACCAAGCTGTTTCTGTACTCGGCACCGGAGGACGCCGACCCGTTCGCCAAGAAGACCATAAAGCTGGCGAACCCGGCCTTTGGGCAGTTCCAGAACACTCGTGAGGTGCTGGACATGGCCGAGGGAGCGCGGCGCATGCCGTCCAGAGAGGCAGAGTATCGCAACCTGATCCTGAACCAACGGGTGGAGGCGGCGAACCCATTCATCAACAAGAGTGACTGGGACAAGAATGATGCTAGCCCCGGCGAGTTGGGAGAGATCTACGGTGGACTGGACCTGTCAGCGACGAATGACCTCACCGCGTTCGTAATGGTCTCTCCCAATGCCGGGATGCTGGATGTCGAGCCGGTGTTCTGGTTGCCTGAGGAAGGCTTGCCGGAGCGATCGCGCCGGGACCGGGTGCCGTATGATCTGTGGAACAAGCAGGGCTTCCTGAAGACGACGCCTGGGCGGGCGATCCAGTATGAATACGTTGCAGGATATCTTGCCAAGCTGATCGGGGAGCGGGACGTGCGCGGTATCGCATTTGACCGCTGGAACATGAAGCATCTACGTCCCTGGCTGATCAAGGCCGGTTTGTCGGAAGGCGTAGTGGACAACAAGTTTCACGACTTTGGCCAGGGCTGGGTCTCGATGTCGCCCGCGTTGCGGACGCTTGAGGAGCAGTTGCTGGAAGGAAAGATACGGCACGGAGGTCACCCCGTGCTGAAGATGTGTGCCGCCAATGCTGTGGTGCGAATGGACGAGAGAGCCAACAGAACTCTGGATAAAAAGCGTTCACGAGGCAGGATTGACGGTATGGTGGCCTTGGCGATGGCGACTAGTCTTGCTGTCGCCAAGAGCCACGAGAAGCACGTTTACCAAGTTCCAATCGAACGCATTCTGGAGACAGTGTGATGGGACAGCTATTCAAGACCAAAGGCGCAGTGAGCGGCCCGAAGATGACCGACGAGGAAATCTACAGGGCCGTGACGACCTACAGCAAGGGTGCCGCGCCAAAGCAAACCAAGAGCAAGGGCCTTCTCAGTGCGGCAATGCGCGAGGTGTTCAGCGACACGCCGAGGACGGTGAAGACTTCTGCTCCAGCGGCGGCGCAGAGAAAGCAGAAGATAGCTATTGCGTACAGCAAGGCCCGCGCAGCTGGCGCTCGCATTCCGAAGAAATAATGATCGAGAACGGGTGGAAGCGCATCGCGGGATTGCACTGGGAAGATGCCGGTGATTGCGGTGCCGTATGGTTGGCGCATGACAAGCAGGCCGATGTCGTTCACCTCTATGATGCCTGCCTGTTCCGGCGTGAGGTGCTAGCGGTGATTGCCGAGGGACTGACCGCGCGAGGCCGGTGGATACCGATAGCCTGGGAGAACGGAGCCAAGGAGATCATCGACAAGCTATTGGACCGTGGCTGCAACACGCTGCCAGAACCGTCCAAGCAGACGCCGGTCCTGGCCGAGGCGATATCCAGGGACGTGAAAGAGAGAATGCTCACCGGCCGGTTCAAGGTAGAGAAGCGTCTCGCTGAGTGGCTCGATGAATATCGCAGTTTCACACGCGACGAAGGACAGGTGCCTCTTAAGAGCTATCCATTGATGAGTGCGACCAGACATGCGATGGCGGATCTGGAATATGCTCGCGCGCGAGAGCGCAAGGGCAAAGCCGCTGCTAATTTTCCAAGGATATCGATTATCTAATGCGCCCTATTATTGATCTAACAGGACAGCGGTTTGGGCGTCTGCTCGTAAAGGGCCGTGCCACGCCGACACGCATATATCGCAACAAGCAGGCGTTATGGATATGCGTCTGTGATTGTGGTGGGCAGGCGACAGTTGCGAGTGCTCATTTGCGGAATGGGCATACACAAAGCTGCGGATGTTATTGCAGGGAAGTTAACGACGGGTTTCACACGACACACGGGCATTGCCGGGAGAGAAAATCGTCTGCCGAATATATCGCGTGGTGCAACATGAAAGCCCGCTGTACGAATGAGCGTCGGGCGCAGTATGAAGATTATGGCGGCAGAGGAATTTCGGTCTGCGATAGTTGGGTCAATTCATTTGAAACATTTGTAGCGGACATGGGGAAACGTCCATCCCCGCAACATACGCTTGAACGGCGCGACAACAACGGACGATATGAGCCTAGCAACTGTTGTTGGGCCACAAAAAGCGAACAGGCATTTAACAGAAGGCCCAAAAGCCTATGACCAGACAGACTGAAGTGAAGGTGGACAAACACGAGATGCAGATCCAGCAGTTGTTTTCTGCGGTGAATGCCATCGTGGAACGCCTGGACGAGTTGCAAGGATATAATTCCAACGCTGTGATAGAGGGCGACGAGATCAGCAGGCCCGCGCGCAATGGCAAGCTCAAAAAAGACAAAGCTAACCGATAGACAGTTGCTTGCCATTGTCGAGGCTGAGTTTCAGACCGCGATGGGCAAGCCGGATAGCGACATCTCGGCAGAGCGCGCTAAGGCTTGGAATTTTTACCTCGCCAAGCCGCTCGGCAACGAGATCGAGGGGCAGTCGCAAGTCGTGTCGGCAGACGTGGCCGAGGTGGTGGATAGCATCATGCCGTCCCTGCTGCGGATCTTCACGGTTGCCGACAATCTGGTGACGTTCGACCCAGTCACCCAGAACGACGAGAAGGCGGCATCGCAAGAGAGCGACTACGTCAACTACGTTTTCTTCAAGCAGAACCCGTCATTTCTGATCCTGTACACATGGTTTTTGGACGCCCTGGTGCAGAAGAATGGCGTGGTGAAAGCCTACTGGGACAAGAGCGAGGAGGTGACGAAGGAGACGTATGAAGGGCTGACCGAGGACGAGTTGGCGATGCTGCTCAACGATCCAGAGATGGAGGCGACTGAGCAGGATACGCGCACGGTCAAGATACCGACGATGACGCCGACGCCGATGGGTATGATGCCGGTGCCCACCGATGTGACGGTTTACGATGTGACGTTCAAGAGGACGTGCAAATCCGGCAAGGTGTGTATCGAGCCGGTGCCGCCGGAGCAATATCGCATTTCGGGTGATAGCCGTTCGCTGGACCCGTCGTCAGCCCGCATGGTGGGTCAAGAGCGTGACGACGTGACCCGCACGGAATTGCTGGAGATGGGGTTCGACAAAGAGGTGGTGGATAGGCTACCGGCTTATGCGCCGACTGGAGCGATGTCTAGCTCGGAGAAGCTGGCACGCTACGACAAGGCCGACGAGCAGCACGATACGACCAGAGATCGCAGCATGGACAAGATCCTGCTGCGGGAGGCCTACATCAAGGTCGATTACGACGGCGACGGCATCGCTGAATTGCGACAGGTCTACACTGCGGGCTATGAGGTTTTATCCAACGAGGAATGCGACCGGCAGTGCTTCCATGTGATTAGCCCTCAGATCCTCCCGCACAAGCATTTCGGGCGGGCGACGGCCGAGAAGGTGATGGATATCCAAGAGGTGCAGACGACACTGCTGCGGCAGACGCTGACCAACCTCTACCATACCAATAACCCCGGCAGCGCGGTGTGGGAGCAGGGCATTGGGGAGAACACCCTAGATGACCTCCTGACGACCAGGGTGGGGCGCGTGGTGCGGTTTAATCGCCCGGTGAGTGAAAGCTGGGCTCCAATCGCTATCCCGTTCACGGCGCAAGCCACGTTTCCCATGCTGGAATATTTCGATGGGGTGAAGCGGGACAGGACCGGGATCTCGTCGGACGCTCAAGGCTTGTCACCGGACGCGCTGAAGAACATCCAGACCTCGGTGCTCGCCGCTTCGGTGGACATGAGCCGCATGAAGATCGAGGCGATCGCCAGGATCTTTGCCGAGACCGGCATCAAATCGCTATTCATGCACATTCACGAATTGCTGCTGAAGTATCAGGACAAGGCCAAGGTGATAAAGCTGCGGGACGAGTGGGTGCCGGTCGATCCCTCGGAGTGGCGTGAGCGTACCGACATGACGGTGAATATCGGTCTGGGTATCGGCACCAGGGAGCAGAACCTATTGCACCTGAATGCCATCGCAGAGAAGCAGCAGCAGATCGTCCAGGCTGGCGGCATGAACCTCGTCGTGAGCCCGAAGAACATCTACAACACATGCGCCGAACTCGTGAAGAACGCCAATTTGAAGACGCCGGAAATGTTCTTCACCGATCCAGGCGACAAGCAAGCGCCGCCGCCGTCGAACGATCAGGAGAAGCTGCAAGCCCAGGCGCAACAGCTTGAACAGCGCAGGCAACAGCTTGATGCTACCGATGCCGCGCTGAAGCAGCAGAAGATCCAGCTTCAGGCCCAGGAAGCGGCATTGCAGCATCAGAAGGAAATGATGGGGCTTGAGCAGAAGGCCGGGGCGCAGCATGATCGTTTGGTGGTCGATATGGAGAAGATCCGTAACGATCTCACCGAGATGGAACTCAAGTACAATTCGAATGTGCCTGGGAGCCGCGTTTGATGGCTGACGAATTTAAATTGCTCAAACAACGGTCGCGGGGGCAGAAGGCGGCACGCGCGTGGGAAGATCAGGTTTGGCAAGAGGCCTTTGCTGCCGTCGAAAAGCATATTATTGAGCAATGGAGGAATAGCGTTGGGGGTGAAGACAAGGAACGCGAGCAGGCCTATTATCTGCATCGTGCTGTCGAAGCCGTTAAGCAGATGGTGAAGAGCTACATCTACACAGGCCAGATTGCCAGCAAACAGTTGCTGGAGATCGAGGAGACGAAACGTGGCAGAAGAAACCCAGCCGGTTGAGACGCAGACCCCGTCACCGGCCACAGCCCCAGCACCGGCTACGCCGACGCGGAGATCCCGCGCCGAGATAGCTGCCGAATTATTTGGTTCCGATTACAAGGGCAAGGTCGAAGAGGCCAAGCCGCAAGAGAAGGAGCTAGCAGCGCAACCCGACAAGGAAGCGCCGAAAGTTCCTGTTGAAGAGCCGCCGTCTGAAGGCGAGGGAGAAGCTCCCAAGCCGGAAGAGGAGAAGCCTGCACCGGCAGAGGACACGGGCGAACGACCAATCGAAACCGTGTCGGAACTGGCGCAACACCTTGAGGCAGATCCTGAATGGATCAACACCCTCAAGGTGGCGGTCAAAG